GTGTTTGAAAAACTTACTACACAACAACTTGGATACTTCTGGAGACCAGAAGAAGTTTCACTACAGAAAGATAGAGGAGACTATCAGTCTCTCCGTCCAGAACAGAAACATATCTATACTTCTAACCTGAAGTATCAGATTATGTTGGATTCTATTCAGGGTCGTGGTCCTGGTATGGCGTTTATTCCATACTGTTCCTTGCCTGAACTAGAAGCATGTATGGAAGTATGGGGATTTATGGAGATGATCCATAGCCGCTCATACACATACATCATTAAGAACATCTATCCTAATCCAGCTGATGTGTTGGATAAGATTGTCACGGATCAGAAGATCCTAGATCGTGCCAAGAGTGTTACAGAGTCATATGATGACTTCATCAACACTGCACAAGTCTGGGGTACTACTGGTATGTGGTCTGCAGATTTTAGAGGATCTCCATCAACTGAGTATGAGATTAAGGAAGTTAAGCGTAAACTTTACAGAGCAGTTGCGAATGTAAATATCTTAGAAGGCATTCGTTTCTATGTTAGTTTTGCTTGTAGTTTCGCCTTCGGTGAACTCAAACTTATGGAAGGATCCGCAAAGATCATCTCTCTTATTGCAAGAGATGAGAACCAACACTTGGCAATCACCCAAAACATTCTGAACAAGTGGAAGAGTGGTGATGATCCTATGATGAAACAGATCGCCAAGGAAGAAGAGGAGTGGGTCTATGCAATGTTTGATAGAGCTGTGAATGAGGAGAAGGCTTGGGCTGACTATTTGTTCAAGGATGGTTCTATGATTGGTCTGAACGACACCCTATTGCAACAGTATGTTGAGTGGATCGCCAACAGACGTATGAAGGGTATAGGATTGAAGCCAGTCTATGATATCCCTGCTAAGAACAATCCCCTTCCCTGGACCCAACACTGGATCTCTTCAAAAGGATTGCAAGTGGCACCCCAAGAGACAGAGGTCGAGAGTTATGTAGTTGGAGGTATTAAACAAGATGTACAAAAAGACACTTTCTCAGACTTTAAACTCTGAGATAGAAGGGAAATATCCCTACAATAAGTCTCTCTTGTCCTATAAGAGGTGGTCTGATAGTCTCAGGCCACCTTTTCGTGGTATGGTACATAAGGTATTAAAAAGATCTTTAGAGTGGTGGTATGAAAAACCCATCTATCTACATGAACTTCCTGTAGATGAACAGGTTAAAAATGTAAGAAGGGTGTACGGTAAATCTCAATACCCTTCAACAGAAGATAGAGCCACAGAATATGTGTGGGAAGGTGATGGGGATTGGCATCGATAAATATCGTAGTTGATTACATTATGTGTGTGACTACGAGAACCCCTGGACCTTTCTGGAGAGACCTTTTACTAGTGATGATGTTCACGACTTTTTTGGGTTTGTGTATCTCATTACCAATCTTTCCAACCAGAGACTTTACATCGGACGAAAGGTCTTCTGGTTTCACAGAAAACCTCCTGGAAAGAAACGAAGAGTAAAGAAAGAGTCAGATTGGAAACTGTACTACGGTTCATGTGACGAACTGAAACAAGATGTTAAACTTCTCGGAACTCACATGTTTCGTAGAGAGATTCTTTCACTGCACAAAACAAAAGGTAAGACGAACTTTGCTGAGACTGAGGCATTGTTTAAAAATGATGTTCTCACAGAAGCTATGGTTGATGGTACTCCCAAGTACTACAATTCCAATATCATGAATCGTTATTATCGTAAGGATTACTTTGAGATTTGACTGAGATACATAATACTATTATAATACTTAAGATTTTTATTTGACTCATGAAGAAACTATTAACACCTCTACTGGCAGTATTGTTGGTGGGTTGTCAACAAGCCTCAACAGGAGCCAACTTAACAGTTGATGTTACTGAAGATGAGAACACAGCTGTACCTATTGAAGTTGTTCCACTAATCACATGGACTTGCCCAACATGCACAGACAACGAAAAATATGTCCTTAAACAATTACAAACCCAAACAAGAATCACAGATCGAAATGCCTTGGCAACGATCATGGGTAACATTAAACAAGAAAGCAAGTTCAATTCCAACATTTGTGAGGGAGGTGCTAGAGTTTCTTACGATGATTGTCATAGGGGTGGGTACGGACTCATTCAGTGGACCTCTACACAACGTTATTTGGGGTTGAGTTATTTTGCTAATAAGTATGGATGCAATCCTAGCACTCTTGAGTGTCAGACACGTTATATGATTAATGAAACCCAATTCCAAAAAGTCCTTCCTGAGTTTGAGGGTAATGGTCAAAGTATTAATCAATACATGGTTCCTTCCTACTACTGGTTAGGATGGGGAGTTGAGGGATCAAGAAAAGCATACAGCCATCAATACACATCAAAACTGGTTATGGCTTGACAGAGAAGAGGACACCCTCTATAATATAAAGGTTGAGAGATCAACTGCGGTGACCCCCTTGGTAGTTCAGGGTTAGCGGCGATAGGAACTACCTCTTGGGTCAGTAGCTCAGTGGAATAGAGCCACGCACTTCTAATGCGTTGGTCGGGGGTTCGAATCCCTCCTGACCCGCCTCGCGGAATTAGTTTAGAGGCAAAACTAAAGGTTTCCAACCTTTCGTCACCAGTTCGATTCTGGTATTCCGCTCCAATCCTCTATAGCTCAGTTGGTAGAGCAGGTGACTGTTAATCACCCTGTCCCTGGTTCGAGTCCAGGTGGAGGAGTCAGGAACTTGAGACGTTCCAACCAAAGATGCCACCCAGAATGATGGATGGAGTCATCCCTCTTTGATATTCGCGGTGGACCTGCGTCTTACTCCATTATAAACTGTCAGTATACTGGGTGTGACGCCCATATAGCATACGGATAAGTGTAGTGTTTGCTCGAATAGCTCAGCGGAAGAGCACCTCCTTTACACGGAGATTGTCGGGGGTTCGATCCCCTCTTCGAGCATATGTATTTTCTATCATGTCACGATTACCAGAGATCAAACCTGAACACTATATTACTGAGAAACAATGTCAGGAAATGATTGATAAAGCCATCGATAGACACAACAAAACAGCAACAATTATCAGTGCAAGTATTGGTACAGTGTTGTTATTTTTCTACGCACAAGGATTGCTAATTGTAATCGGTTTGTGGAAATAGTGCTATAATAAATAAACCAACTACAACAGATTGATGGAAGTTTTTTCTGTAGAAGAATTTCAAGAACGATGGGACGAACTAATAACTAGAGTGGAGAAGGGAGAGGCATTAGGAATAGTGAATGAGAATGGAAACGCAGCTGTGATGGTTCCAGTTAATGATCCAGTGTATGAAATGTATACAGATCACAACGAGGCCAGTTAAGTAACTGACCACTCACTTAACCCCATGGGGTTCGTTCCACTATAATATAAAAGTAATCAAACAGAACAATGACTGTTACTTCGAAGTTTAAAAAGGATCTTCCTACTCTTCGCTCTGCTGCGAATGGTGAATTCTATCTTGATGTAAAGAATCCGAAACTTTTCAAAAAGGTTCGTAAGTATTACGAGAACGATGGTGTTGAATTCTCTGGTGATCCACTAGATGACTATGATATTTTGATCGATTGTTTGAATGAAGACCTTGAAGTTGTTGAGGTTGGTTGATGAAAGTCCTTAACGAACGTTTCCCCTATCGATATGTTGAGTATGGAACCCTAGAGAATGGGTTCCCTGATTTTCGTATTCAGAAAGCAGATAGTTATACAAAACGATATCGTGATATGTACCTCTGTGATAATGGGATGCAAATAACATTAGCTATGGAAGACCTTAACTATACTAAATGGTTAGACCCTGAAGGTGTACCTTGTTATGTAAAAGACTCTGTATCTTCAACTTAAATGGAAAAGGATGCCATCAACTTAACTCTAATACATGAGTGGATGACGGTACATGATGCCAAACTTCTACTCCATGATTACTATATGAGAGTGAGATCTCATAAAAAGTATCATGGATGGAAGACGGTTCAAACTCTTATGAATATTGCATATGGTAATTTCCAAAGAGACTCTGAAGTAAACTTAAGAGCAAGGATTGATCTCATTAAGTCACGGATGGACTCTAACAGCACTGGTCGGGATATCCCTTCATGAGTTTCTTGTTTCTCCAAAGAACAAGTGGCGAGCCAAGCACCCAAAAAAGAGACCTTCGGGTCTTTTTTAATGCATAAATATCAGAAGTTATTTTTTACAATTATGGAAGGCAAAGCCGCAAAGTCTGCCAATGGGGCAGCAATGTCAAAGTATGATGTTGAAGTAGAGGCGAGACTGAAGGCACTTGAGAAGGCAGTCAAAGAACTGAAGAGTCACTCTCACGAATCTTCAGGTGGTGGATGTGATGGTGATCTAGAAGCTAAGGTTGATGATCTCATTGAAAGACTTGGTAGAAAGATGGACTTCTGATATAATAAGAACAACTACACTATAACATGGCACAATATATTAAGAAGGCACTTGTTCTAGGTGCTGGTGGATTCATTGGTTCTCATATGGTCAAGAGACTTAAGTCTGAAGGCTACTGGGTTCGTGGTGTTGATCTCAAAGCTCCTGAGTTCTCTGCTACTGAAGCAGATGAATTCGTATATGGTGATTTGAGAGATGCACCTTTTGTAAAACGCGTTCTTGAATATAAAGGAGATAGAGGAAACTTCTACAATGAAGTTCCTTATCGATACATTCATTCCTTCGATGAGATCTATCAGTTTGCTGCTGATATGGGTGGAGCAGGGTTTGTATTCTCGGGTGAGAATGATGCAGATATCATGCACAACTCTGTAAGTATCAACCTCAATGTTCTAGAAGAACAGAGAAAGAGAAACGAAGTTACTGGTAGAAACTATACCAAGATCTTCTACTCTGGATCTGCTTGCATGTATCCAGAACACAACCAATTAGATCCTGACAACCCAGATTGTAGTGAAGACTCAGCATACCCAGCAAACCCAGACTCCGAATATGGATGGGAGAAGCTCTTCTCCGAGCGTCTGTACTTTGCTTATCATCGTAATCACGGCATCCCTGTTCGGGTTACTCGATATCATAACATCTTCGGACCAGAAGGAACCTGGGATGGTGGTAGAGAGAAAGCCCCAGCAGCCATCTGTAGAAAGGTAGCACAACTACCTCCTGTTGGTGGCCACATCGAAGTATGGGGTGATGGTGAACAGACACGTTCATTCCTTTATATTGATGAGTGTATTGAAGCTTCCCGTCGTTTGATGGATAGTGATTTTATTGGTCCTGTGAATATTGGTTCAGAGGAGATGGTAACTATCAATCAACTAACTGATATCACTTCCAAGGTGGCAGGTAAACCTATTAAAAGAAATCATAAAATGGATGCACCTCTTGGTGTTCGTGGTAGGAATAGTAACAATGATGTGGTCCGTCGTGAGTTAGGATGGGACTACGAACAACCCCTTGAAGAAGGGATTCGTAAAACTTATGAATGGATTGAGGCAAGAGTCAATGAACAGAATCAATGATTACAATCAACTCAAGGATGATATTTCTTCTTGGTTGAGTGAATATAAAGATACAAGTTCATCTGAATGTTTTGTAGTTGGTGTGTCTGGTGGTATCGATTCTGCCGTATCATCAACTCTAGCAGCTGAAACTGGATACCCTGTATATGCTATAGGGATGCCTATTCATCAGAATGAACAACAGAAACAACTTTCTGAGATTCATCTTGATTGGTTGGAGAGGATTTATCCGAATGTGATTGTGTTGAAATATGATCTCACCAATACATTTGAATCTTTTCGTTATACTATTGGTGTTGATAGTGACAATGTAGACAATCATTCTTTGGCCAATACACGTTCACGACTTCGTATGGTTACTTTGTATCAGATTGCTGGAAAACATAAAGGTCTTGTAGTTGGTACTGGTAACAAAGTCGAAGATTATGGTGTAGGATTTTACACTAAATATGGTGACGGCGGGGTGGATGTTGCACCTATCGCTGATCTTTATAAGACTGAAGTATGGGAACTTGGTAAATTCTTTGGAGTTC